GTTACTCAGACCCTGCAATTCAAATCAAGATGAACACTATTGCTGGTGTACGTCAAGACTGTATAGCTGTCCTAGACTTACCTAGCGCAGTTCAAGAAACACAGGCAGCTATTGATTACCGCCGTAACGTTCTTAATATTAACGATTATACTTCGGCTCTTTACGGACCTGACTTAATTGTTCGTGATACTGAAAATGGTGTTGATGTTCAGATTCCACCAAGCGGTCATGTTGCTGCTGTCTATGCTCGTACTGACGAAAACGAAGCGCCTTGGTTTGCTCCTGCTGGTATTCAGAATGGATATCTTAATGGTATTCTTGGACTTGCACAAGACTACAAACAAGGTCATCGTAACGCACTAGTTGAAAACCAGATTAATATTATTCGTAGTATTTCTGGTCAAGGAACTTTAGTGTGGGGTGCTGATACCCTGTACACGGTTAAGAGTGCGTTACAAGATGTTGGTATTGTTCGTATGCTTGCTATGCTTCAAGCTGCGGTTAAAATCAATAACAACTACGCTGTATTCCAACCTATCGATGAACTTCTATTCGATAAGCAACGTGGAACACTTGAAGCGTTACTTGAACCTGTTCGTCGCGGTCGTGGTGTATACTGGTACGAAGTTATTTGTGATCGTCGTAACAACACTAACGATACGATTGCAAACGGGGATGTGATTATCGATGTGTACTTAGATCCTACTAGATACACTAAGCGTATTCACTTAAATGCTGTAGTGCCTAAGACAGGTCAACTACAAGCTGCTGTTGAATTTATCTCTAACACTTAATAGGATTTTTGTTATGCCAAAGCCTACACTAGATAACGCGATTAGCATTGGCGATCCGTTATTGTCAGATAACTACGAACTTGTATTCGACTCATTGCCTTCTGAAATCACTGATGCTACAGAAGCTTTCCGTATGCAATGCCGCTCTGTTAACAAGCCGGGACTTACTATTGCAGAAGTTCTTGTTCAAGTATTCGGTCACACTGTTCGCCACGCAGGTCAGAACACGGTTACTGGAAGCATGAACGTTGGCTTTGTTGAGAACTCTGAACTTTCTGTTTATACAGTTCTTGAAGAGTGGGTTAACTTCTGTCGTGATCACAAAACACAGCTTGGTGGATTTAAAGACGAGTACGCAGTTAATGCTACTCTACGTATCTTCAAGCAGGACGGTTCAACTGCTGCTGAGTATCGCATCAAAGGCGTATGGCCTAAGACTGCACCAGAGCTTGCTTTTGAAGGCACCGGCTCTAACGCATTACAGTACGATGCAGAGTTTTCATTCGACGACTACAATAAAGTAGCGTAAACTGAATTGATGCCAAGGACGGCGTCACCTATTGGAGAACAAAAATGAAGCTAGTAATGTTAGCTGGTGATTTAGTTCCAGCAAATGAGGTTGAGTCTGATTCAGTAGATTACTCTGACTTAGGAGTTAATATTACTGACCGTCGTCGTGCCGTGTTTCGCGCTCCAAGACGTAGAGGCCCTCGTCGTAAACGTATGCAGAAGCAAGATCGTCACAGTAAGATGACGCGTGAAGTTCGTAACCTGCGTTCACAGATTATCCGCCGCTTAGATATCATTCGTGGTGTCGGCAGAAACCGCGCATCTTCGCAAGAAAAGTCAGAAGCACGTATTGAAGTTCGTAAACTATATATGGACTACAAGCGCAAGAAAGCAATGCTTCAAAAGATTCCAAAGCCTAAGACAAGAAGAAATTAATATGCTTATTAGTCTATCAGCTAAACCAATTGACGTTAAAAAGTGCGCTTGGTATAAGTTCATGGGTAAACGCCCTGCTAAGTTTCTAGACCACAATCCAAAATATGATTTAGAACTAGCTAGTGGTGATGTTTATGGATTGATGCCTGCCCCACGAGGCAATTACTATCTGATAGAAGAATTCTCGCTCGATACAAAGTTCAAGCTTACTGAACGTGAAGCAATGAACATTCTAAAACGGTCTAAATCGCATCGTGGTAAAGTAGATGGTAAGTCTATTAAAGACAGCTTACGGGGCGCTCCTGCTGGACTAGATAAAGATAACTCTCTTAATCCTAGTCGTGGTGCTGGTGCTACTCCTGTATCTGTTACAATGCTTAATCATCCACGCGAAGACACGGACCTAACACGTAAACTCAAAAATGTTCGTATCAATGGTATGAAGAAGATTGAGTTTATTCGTGCGCGTGAAATGTTGCCGGGCGAAGTTTATTATTTCTATGATGCAATTTCAACGCTACGTTCTTACAGACGTAAACACGGTCTTCGAGTAGGTCAGTTTGGTTCTTGGGCTACTGAGCTTGAACGTGAGATTGAAAAACAGATACCGGGCATTGATGTAGAACTTGGTACAGTTCGAATGGACGGCGAAGTTAAGCATCTGATAGTAGTTGTAGACATTTAACTTTGAGGCTCTTATGGCAAGTGTAAGACAGATTACATTAGATGAAGTCATGAGGGGCACAGAGGGTGATCGCGGACCTCTTCTAGAATACAAATGGATAATCGATTCGTTTCCAACAATAGAGGGAAAAGAAACATTACCTATATCGTATTGTGAAGAGGTTAGCTTACCTTTTCCTCAGATTTCTGAAAAGCAGTTTACAATAGCTGCTACCAATATCATGTTTCCAGGCGCTAGCCAAATTCAAGCATTCGATATTACAGTTTACGAAGACCAAAAAGCTAGAACACTAGATTATTTTCTTGGTTGGCAAAGTATAGTTCAAAACCCTTATTCAGGTGGTTTCTATCCAGCTACATTCTTCAAGAAAGATCTAAAAGTCTATTTACTCAATAACAAAAACATACCTATTTACCAAGCGCTTATCAGAAACGTTTGGCCTATGGGAATACAGAATCTTAGTCTTAACTATACAGGTGGAGATAGGGTTCGATTAAATGTAAATATGGCGTGTGATTCTTTTATACCAACACGACTGTAGGAAAATATGAACGTTAATCTTAAAGACCTCCCATCGCGTGGGTTACTTATTGACCCAGCTAAATATCCAACATTAGAGATTAGAAAGTTTTCGATATCTGAACTAGGTATGCTATCAATGGCAGTCAGTAAAGATAACGCGAACCATTTAATTGAAGCAGTGCGTAGCGTAATCAATATACCCCTAAAGTACCTTACTATTGGGGATTTTTATTATATACTGCTTGCGTTGCGTACTTCGTTCAGTAGTCCTATATCGCTCAACTGGACTTGTGACGGCTATCATTACACTTTAAACGGCGAGTTCTTAACTGCTCCACAAGCACGTAGCGCCGCAGAAGACCCAAACAATCGTGATGGTAAGTTAGTTCCTCACGTTTGTAACACTTCTAACTATCAAGTGTTTCCTTTTGAAGCATTCGATATTGCTAGGCTTCCAGAGGGCTTCAAACTAGAAGACTTGGAAGAAGAATTCACACTGCCTAATGCTAGTCTACTTGCAGAATACGATAGACTGAGTAAAGACGGTACAATGACCCAGTTACTTCCAGCGCTACAATGGATTAAGCCGGGCAACACGTTAATGCAAAAGCTTGAATGGTTGAAAGAGCAAGGAAGTCAGGACATTGTTCTATTCGACAAAGCTGCTGTACTCAATGAACAACTAGCCCACGGACCTAGTGATACAATAGTAGGCGAGTGTACTAAATGTAAGACTAAAGTTAGACAGCGCATTCAGTTATCCGCTAAAAGCTTCTTTAGAACTGCATGAGTTGGTTAGACGTTGGTGGCATTATTTCCGACTATTCTGTTTATCCTTTCAAGTCTATCAAGCTTAGACCTCTTACGATTGGAGATTTAGGTGTTCTGGATAATGCCGTCAGACACCGCAGTATACATACTCTAGTTGATTTGATTCAAACGCACATAAGCGTTGATGTTAAAACACTAAGAGTCATTGACTTTAAATATCTGTTATTCTGGTTGAAGCAGAAAAGCTTTCCTGACAATTCTATCACCGTAGAATGGCGGTGTGTCAATCCAGTTGTTCACGTAGAGGGTTTCCCTAAACGAATAGACAAGTCTGGAAAACTCGACACACTTAATTCTGCTTCACTACACCGTATGGGCTATGAACGGTCAACGTGTTCACGTTTGAATACCGAGATAGTCTATATGGTACGTTCTTCTGTTGAAGTCATTCCCACAAACTTCAAACTTCCCAAAGGCTACAAATTCCCTATTGTTCAAGACCTATTAGATGCCGAAGAATTATTAGAAGACGAGAGTTTAGAACATCTTGTTCCTTACTTGATGTGGATAGACAGTCCTTTAAATGATGCATTAGAAATCTTTGAATTAATGGACGGCGACATATTTGAAACGTGTGCCAACATTGATAAGTTCAAAGCATTGCCTTATGGTACTCGCATAAACTACAAGCTTAAATGTGGAACATGCGATCATGAGTACGATATCGTTAAAGACCCGGACTTGTTTAGTATTCTACCTAGTCTTCCCGGCGACAAAGTTATGGACTTGCAGTACAATTTGTTTGGTAACTTTCCCGGCGCTGTACTCGATGAAGACACTCCTAGCATGAAGCTGTTCTATTGGCATAGTCGATTAGTCAAAGATAAGCAGAAGCAAGAAGAAGCTGAAAAGAAACGTCAAGCACAAAGAGGCGCTCTGGGCAATTCACTGGTTAATAAAAATGGCAGATAGACACGAACTCCTTACTGATTTTGCTGATAAGCTAGCGAGTAGATCAGCACCAAAGAAAAGACAACGCGGCCCTGTCATCATGCCTCCAGGTCTGGAACACAATGGTTCAGCAGAGGGAGAGGGTTATACAGTCTATCCAGACTTTGTTAATGTTATGAGCCCTGAGTCTATCAGTATACATGATAGCAATGCACGAACCGACTTATCGGGCTTCCCTGAAAAGATTGCAGAAGTTCTACGTACATTCGTTGATGAACCTAAATCAATGTCTATAGACTACGACGATTCGGTAGAGTCCCGTGAGATTGTTGACTATGTAGAGAATAATGCAGAGTTACAAGAAACGGTTGAGAAGCTTGCGTCTGTTACTGAAACCAAGCTTGATGGATTAACAGATACCGTAGAGTCCCAATCTAAACGTCAACTAGACGTAATGATGGAAAGCTCTAAGCTACTTACGGATGTTAGAGATACAGAAAGAGAAAGCTTGGAGTATACCAAAGAACGGGACTTCGATTTAGATCAGAAAGCGGCTGGCGAAAACGTAAATAATCCTGATACTAAAGATATTCCACAAGAAGAAAAACAACGTAATCCATTCTTTCAAATGCCGTTTGGTATGGGTGGACTTGGCGGTCTTCTTGGTGGATTTGGTGAGGGTGGTAAAGCGCGTGGTATACTTGGAATACTAGGTAAAGCTTTACGTATCGTTACAGTAGTTGGTGCAGGCTTCTTGTTAGTTAGTGATGTACTAAGACAATTCTTTGGTATCGATTTAATTCAAATGGTATCAGATGGATTTAGCTACATTACAGATAACTGGGACAATCTCGGTTCGATAATGTATGACAAGATTGGTGATATGTTTGATAGCTTGCCGGGCATGTTTGGTAACATGATTCGAGAAGTAGGAACATTTATCAGAGAAATATTCACATCTATGTTAGACCTAGTACCGGGCTTTAAGATGTTGCGTGAAGCTACTGGTGGTATCGTAGAGAACATACTCGGCGAAGAAAACGCACAAGCAGTTCAAAGCGTAATGGATTCTGGTACTGGATTAGTAGCGTTGGGTGCAGCAGGTGTTGCTGGAACAATTGGTACGCGTAAGTATCTACAAGGAAGACAAAACGCTAGACCTATAGGTGATGAAGCTCCAACGCAGAAGCCTAGTCCAGCAAGTCCAGACAGTCCAGCTAAGAAAGGAATCTTTAGTAAGTTACGTGGTGCTATGGGTGGTAAAGTAGGTATGCTTCTAACTGGCTTATCTTTACTTCCGTTCTTATCTGATGACGAAGACGAACAGCCAACGTTAGAGAATGTTTCAGAGTCTCCCGATATAGAATTAGCTATGCCTGAGACTGATGAATCTAACTATGCTGCTTATGGTACTGCCGCTGCTGCGGGTGCGTTAGCGCTCAATCCAAATGCTCGTCAGTTTGCTACGGATAGATTCACACAAGTTAGAGATCGTGTAGTTCCAACTAATAAACCACCTGCAATCAATACGCCTGCTTTACCTGTAGATGCTGACTTTCCTAAAGAAAGCAAGTGGGCCAAAGTCAGAAAAGGTCTTGGTAGAATTCCCGG